CAAGGGACTGTTGACATCACGGTCACCTGCACCTGCGGGGAGTGGATCACTGTCGAGGTCAAAGCGAATGACGACGGGTCCGATTACGAGGAGCTCAAAGAACTAGCCTATGACGCTGCGGGATTCACCGAGACTGGAGCTTGTTGGACCTGCGCCATCTCCTCTGCACAGGAGGATCTCGCGGACCAGCAAATGCGGGACCGGAAGGCGCACATGGAAGGGAGCGTTGCACGATGACACGCACCACTGCTCATATCGAGGCTCTTAACGGACTAGAAGAGGACAGAAATCAAGAGAGGCGACAACTAAGCATCTCGCTCTGCGTCGTTGTTGTCTTCGCGGTCGTATCCCTTGCGGCTGTGGTTAGCGTCCAGCGCGAGTTGCATTACGCATTCCCGGCAGTCATCGCCATCGGCATTACATTGATGTCAGCCTCCTTCGCAGCGCAGAGTGTTGCGCGAACAAGGAACCTGACCCGTCAGATTGAAATCATAATGGAGGACACCATGCTATGAGCCAGTCCAACAGAATACTTGACGAGCTTCGCCACCTTGTGATTACCGCTCACTACAAACATAACACTATGAACACTGAAACAACACAGTCGGGAACAATAGGCTACGTAGCAATACACCACCAAGTCCTAATCATAGCGCGAGCGCGTCACGATCAGACTTGGAAGGCTTACGTAACTCCCGTGCCGGGGAAGCACCACGAAAAAGAACTTGACCGCTGGAGGGAACACGGCTCGCAGATGATGGAGGACAAAGCTCGTCCCTTCTTCCCACATCTCAAAGATATACCATACGCACTATGAACACCACTGAACACAAGCGCACCATTACCTTCGCGATGCAAGCACTACGCGACGAAAGCTACACCATCAGTCTGAGGATGAAACGGCTGGCGGCGAAGCGAGCTGATCTTAATAAACAGATTAAGGGCTTGCGAAGTCAGCTATCTCGGCTAGAATCTACTTCACTCGCTACGGACTAGACTCGGAAGAGAACTCCGAACAGCCTTTACGTGTTTCAGGTTCATTGAACACCGTAGCGTTTTACTTTTTTTATGACGGAAAAGACACAGAGTGAATTGAACGCGGAGATGCTGGACATGGGGGCCGCACGTTACCGACGACAGGCTGAGAAGTCCAAAGGGTCGATCACCCATGCAGGTCGGCGTATTCTTCGGGATGCTGTTGAGCCAGTGTGGGAAGCGTTAGTCGCCACGATGGAGAGAGTATCCGCATTTAAGAACAAGTCCCACTGGCAGGTGGACATGGTTGACATTCCCCACGACAAGCTGAAACCGCTAACGCTCTTAGCTCTGAAGGAAGCATTGGACTCACTCCATGAGCCAGTCGCCTTCGTCTCCCTCGCCGCGCGGATCGGTCGTAACATCGAAGACCAACTGCTCTCTGACTTCCTTATTCGCAACCATGAAATCGGTTCGCGGTTGGTGCGTCGCTTTCAGAAGCTGTCCAAAAAATCAACGCAGACTCGCTACCTCCACAAGACGGCGCAGAAGGAGAATGTTGGATGGGTTGATTGGCCTCGCAGGTGTCGCATCGGGTGTGGCTCCCTCATGCTGGAGCTGATTCACGCGCACACTGGTCTCATCCAGTTCACGGAAAAAACTCACCGTGTGCGTAAACATTTCAAGCCGCAGCGGTTAGTTGAAATCTCCGACGCGACTCGCGAGTGGATCGAGGACTACGACCAGCATCGCGAGGTCTTGCTACCCTTCTGGCTTCCGATGGTGGATTCTCCAATACCGTGGTCGTCAGTCTATGGGGGAGGGTATGGGTTTAAACGGGAGGACACCTTACCTGTTCTTCCGTTCATTAGATGCTCTGACCGTAGCTTACTCCGTGATGCCCCGCCGATGCCCGAGGTGTATGAAGCGGTGAACCACATTCAGGAAACGCCGTGGGCAATCAACAGTCGGGTGCTTGAGACGTTGGAGTGGGCTTGGGAGAAAGATATGCGTGTCGGGTTGCCGCCCCGGTTTGAAGACCCGTTACCCATCATCCCGAAGAACGTCGAGGACAAAGAAAAGCTCAGTGAGATGCGCGACCTTGTGAGGGAGACGGCACTGTGGAATAAGGCACAAGCGTCCAAGCGTGTGTTGATAACTCGCATCCTGATGCTGGCTCGTAAGTTTGAAGGGCAGCGTATGTTTCTACCGTGCAGTGTTGATTTCCGTGGACGGGTATATCAGATCCCTTCCTTCTTAACATACCAAGGACCGGACCACTGCCGGGGGTTGTTGCAGTTCCATCGCGGCGTGGCTATAAAGTCCGACGATGATTTGAAGTGGCTAGGCATTCACGGCGCGAACTCATTTGGTAATGACAAAGACCCCTTTGAAGCTCGACTAAAATGGGCAGAGGAGAACACCGCGCTTGCTCATCGGATCGCTAAAGACCCCCGCTCTAACCAAGAGTGGACGGAAGCGGAAAATCCTTGGGCTTACTTGGCGTGGTGCTTTGAGTGGAGTGCTTACCACAGCCGGGATAGCAAAAACTTTCTGTCACACCTACCGTGCGCTATGGATGCGACGAACTCAGGTCTTCAACTCCTGTCGCTGCTGGCGCGGGACACTGAGGGATGCGAGGCTACGAACGTAGCACCTACTGATTCCCCTGCCGACATCTATCGCCTCGTCGCGGAAGACACGCAGCGAAAAATTGAGCAGGACGCAAGGGACGGCAAGGAGTTTGCAGCGAAGTGGTTAGAGTTTGGTCTGTCAAGGAAGCTGTCGAAGCGTCCTGTGATGTGTTATCCGTATGGACTAACAGCCTATAGCGCGAGGGACTACGTGAAGGACTGGTATATCACAACCAAGGAGGAGCGCGGAGTGGATTGTATGTTTGGAAAGCGCAAAGTCTACCCAGCCGTCAAGTATCTGGGCAATCATTTGTGGGACTCTATCGGCTCCTTGCTGACTAAGCCAAAGGAAGTGATGGACTGGTTCCAGCAAGCTGCGAGTGCGAAGGCTAAACAGAACAAGCCGCTGACATGGATGACACCTACAGGCTTCAAGGTCACGCAGGACTACCGCAAGCAGGTAAGTCGCAAAGTATCGACATGGTTGCATGGGTCGTTGACTGCTGTTCGCTTCCGAGACGACACGGATGACATCGACCCTCGCAAGCAAAGCAACGGAGCGTCCCCTAACATCGTCCACAGTCTGGATGCGTCCGGTCTGGTGCGTAGCGTGAACGAGGGGTATCACCGGGGCATCGCTGACTTCGCCGTCATCCACGACAGCTACGCCACGCATAGCACCAACGGAGATTTACTGGCAGCAGCAATAAAAGACTCCTTCGCTGACTTGTTTTCGCAGAATATCCTTGCTGACCTTCAGAGTCAGTGGGAGAGTGACGGGACTGAACTACTCCCTCTTCCTGAGTTTGGAGAGTTCGATCCATCGGAGGTCAAAAACTCAAAATACTTTTTCAGTTAAATCTCCACAACAACAACAACAACAACAATAATAATACAATGAGTAAAGCAGCAGCAACAACACCAATCGGAGTCGCACGTTACCCGCGCCTCACGGAGCCTGACACCAAGTTTGACGACAACGGTGTCTATTCGACCAAGCTAATTCTTAGCGAAGAAGATTATCAGGCTTACGCCGATGTCCTTAACCCTTGGGTTGAGCAGGAATACAAGCGATTCTGCACCGAGGCAGGGAAGGATTCGCTCCGACGAAACGAGAACACTCCGCTCCGCATCAACTCTGATGGTGAGCATGAGGTTTACGCCAAGCAGGTGGCGGTTAAACAAACAAGCAAGGGGCAGTTGACGTTCAGCGTCACGCTCTTCGACAGTCAGGGTAAGAAGATCAACAGCCCACCTAACATCGGTAGCGGATCTAAGCTCCGTCTGATGGTTGAGCCAGTGGCATGGTTCGTTCCCGCCATCGGCTTTGGATACACGCTACGCTTGAAAGCGGCACAGGTCATCGAGCTTGTCGAGTTCACGGGTGGTGGTGGGTATTCCTTTGACGCGCACGAAGGCGGTTACGTTTCCGAAAACCTTGACGAATCCCTTCCTGACAATGCCGAAGTTCCGTTCTAATTTTGAGCGAGTCTTAGCCCTCGACCTGAAAAGGTCGGGGGTTCCTTTCGGCTACGAAACGAAGCGGATCGACTACCTCAAGTCCCACTACTACACCCCTGATTTTGTAATAAGCAACGGGGTGTTGATTGAGGCTAAGGGTCGGTTCCTATCTAGCGACCGGGGAAAGCATTTGTTAATTCAGAAGCAGCACCCTGAGCTAGACATTCGTTTCGTTTTTATGAATGCAAGAAACAAACTCAACAAGAGGAGCAGGACGACATACGCTGATTGGTGTGATCGTCATGGTTTCATTTGGTCTGAGATGAAGATACCAACGGAATGGCTTACGTAGCGACACATCAACCGTGTGAGGCTTGTGACGCATCGGATGCGAAAACTGTGAACGATGATGGTAGCACCTACTGTCATTCATGCGAGGCTTATACTCGCGCAACGGGTGTTAATGAACCACCCACGATTACGAACATGAAAATTGAAAAGAACACGACATCCCTTGTGAAAGGGGAATACAGGGCGATAGCTCCGAGAGGCATAACGCTGGATACCGCGAAGAGAATGGGGTATCGCATAGGTGAGCATAACGGTAGAGCCTGTCACATAGCTGACTACCGGGATGACGATAAGCAGGTGGTGGGACAGAAGCTCCGCTTTGAGGGGAAGGCGTTCCAGATTGTTGGCAATATATCCGACCGCTTTTTCGGTCAACACCTGCACCCGATGGGTGGTCGCAAGCTAGTGGTTACTGAGGGAGAGATAGATGCTCTTAGTGTGTCTCAAGCTCAGGATAATAAATGGGCAGTCGTGTCGTTACCAACAGGAGCAACGAGTGCCGCCAAAGTTTTCAAAGGGAACCACGAATGGTTGCAGCTATGGGATGAAGTCATCCTTATGTTTGATGAGGACGAGCCGGGACGGAAGGCGGTTGAGAAAGTCGTTCCACTACTACCGCAAGGGAAAGCTAAGGTGGCGCGGCTCCCGATGAAGGATGCCAACGAGTGCATCATGCAGGGGCGCGGCCAAGACATCATCCACGCTATCTTTCAAGCAACGCCGTGGAGACCGGACGCGATCATCAGCGGCGTGGATATTCAGGATCGCATCTTGAATCCCAAGAACACCGAGAGCGTTCCGTATCCATTTGAAGGTCTCACCCAGATGACCCGTGGGCTGCGCCGTGGAGAGATTGTTACATTCTGTGCGGGGTCCGGTATAGGTAAGAGTCAGGTGTGTCGGATCATCGCGCACCACTTACTCAAGACCACCGATAAGAGCGTAGGATACATCGCACTAGAAGAGAGTGTCGAGCGCACCGCGCTGGGTGTCGTGGGATTGGAGATGGGGAAGATGTTGCACCTTGACCCTGCCGCGCTGAAAAAGAATGCACAATTCGACCAAGCCTACGAAGCCACGGTAGGGAGCGGAAGGTTCTGGCTCTACGATCACTGGGGGAGCATGGATGCCGACCGCTTGCTGTCCCACATTCATCACATGGCTCGCTCGCTGGATGTTGAGTATGTCGTCCTTGACCACATCTCTATCGTCATTAGCGGGAACGGAGAGGGAGATGAGCGCAGGATGATTGACAATGTAATGACAAAGCTCAGGGCATTGGTTGAGGAAACAGGCATCGGCTTGATCCTTGTCAGCCACCTTAAGCGTCCTAGCGACGGGCGTGGTCACGAAGAGGGAGCAAGCACTAGCCTAGCCCATCTGCGTGGGTCAGCCTCTATTGCTCAACTGTCGGATATGGTTATCGGGCTTGAGAGAAACCAGCAGGACGCAGAGCAGAAGCACGTTACAGCGTTGCGTGTCTTGAAGAATCGCTTCTCGGGTGATACCGGGATAGCTTGCAATTTGCACTTCGACGTTGACACAGGAAGCATGAGCGAATATACCTTTACCGATCTATGAAAAAGAAAAAGATATTGATCTTCGACATCGAGACCAACGCAATTGACCATTGGCCTACCCTTGGGGGGCTGAAGGATTTCCATTGCATAAGCATCTTCGATCCCGCGACAAAGGAAATGCGTTCGTTCAACTCTGTGGAGGGGAATCTCCAAGAAGGGGTTGACCTTCTGAACTCCTCGCACAACATCTGTGGTCACAACGCGATCGGCTTTGATGCTCCTGCTCTCCGCAAGCTAGGATACAAGGTGACGGCTAACGTGGTGGACACGATGGTGATGTCGCAGGTCATCCACCCTGACCTCATGCCCGAGGATTGTAAGCTCCCTGAGAGTAAGCTGCCGAAGAAATTTCGAGGCCGACATAGCCTGAAGTCGTGGGGTTATCGCTTGGGCGAGCGGAAGGACGAACACGGCGACACCGAAGATTGGAGCAGTTGGTCCCAAGAGATGCAGGATTATTGCGAGCAAGATGTTAGGGTGACAGCGGCTCTGTTTGAACACTTCCTCGCCAGCGATCCGTCTAGGCAAATGCTACACCTTGAACACGACTTCGCCAAGGCGATGCAGGTGCAGGAGAATAACGGCTGGCCTTTTGATAGTGCCGCTGCCCTCAAGCTCACCGAGAAGCTCATGGCTAGACGCGCCGAGTTGCAGGGTGATCTTCAAGAGTTGTTCCCGGCAACAGTCGAGGAGATGAAGACACCTTCTGGGTGGATACTCAAAGCTGAGGGCAAGACCTTCAAGGCGACTACGAAAGCCGACCTGAAGAAGCAACTCAAAGAAGCAGGACTGAAGCAGGTGTTGGCGAACGAGGCTGTTAACACAGGGAACAAGACCAAGACCGTTCCGTTCAACCCTAACAGCCGGGACCAAATCGCGGCTCGCTTGATGACTGCTGGGTGGAAGCCTGTAGCCTACGACGGTAAGCGTCCGAAGATTGACGAAGCCGTGCTGAGAGGGGTAGGCACACCAGAGGCTCTACAGTTGCTGGAGTATTTGTTACTTACCAAACGTCTGGGGCAGGTTGCCGAGGGGAAGAACGCTTGGCTGAAGCTCGAGCATAACGGACGTATTCACGGGCAGGTCAACACCAACGGTGCTATCTCTGGACGCTGCACTCACAACAGACCTAACGTCGCTCAGGTTCCTGCTGCGAGAGCAACATACGGTGCGGAGTGCCGTGAGTGTTTCACGGTTCCCGAGGGTAAGGTATTGGTCGGAGCGGACGCATCAGGCTTGGAGCTTCGGTGTCTTGCTCACTACCTATTCCGGTGGGACGGGGGAGCCTACGCGAAGGAGATTCTGGAAGGGGACATCCACACTGTGAACCAGACCGCTGCTGGACTTCCTAGTCGGGACCAAGCTAAGACGTTTATCTACGCCTTCCTTTACGGAGCCGGGGATCAGAAGATCGGGGACATTGTTCAAGGCACACGGGCAGACGGCAAGAAGCTAAAACGTGAGTTCCTGATGAAGACCCCGGCGATTGCTCGCCTTACGAAAGCCGTCGAGATGCAGCTTAAAACCTCCCCGGTTCTCAAAGGGCTGGACGGGAGACTGTTGCCATGTCGCTCATCGCACTCAGCACTGAACCTTCTCCTCCAATCAGCAGGGGCAGTGGTGATGAAGCAAGCGTTGGTGTTGTTCGTTAAGAAGGCTAGTCTTCCCTACGAACTGCACGGTAACATCCACGACGAAGTTCAGTTCTCCTGTGCGCCTGACCACGCTGAGGCGTTAGGTCGTCAGTTCTGTGACAGCATCCGGGAAGCTGGCAAGGTTCTCAAGTTTCGCTGCCAGCTTGATGGTGAATACAAGGTGGGAGCTAACTGGAAGGAGACTCACTAAACTACGACATACAACAACATTATGAAAAAGCTACTAATCGACGGGGACATGATCCTCTACCGCGCAGCGTTCGCCGCTGAAAAAGAGACACGCTGGGACGACGACATCTTCACCG